TTCGCCTGCTTCTCGACGATCATCGCGTCAAGCTCGGCGCGGCCCTTGCCGTCGTCGATCAGCTCCTGCACCTTGTCGGCTTCGATGCCGAACTTGGCGGCGCGGGCGAACAGGCCCGCCATTTCTTTAGATTCCATTTTCTTGGTCTCCTTGCCGGGTTGTCCGGCGATTTTTTTATTTACTTCTGCCTCGGCACGGCCCACGCCGACGCCCGGATCGGCCGGAACCGGAACGAAACTCGCCTCGTAGGGCATCCAAGACATTGCCCGTACCACCGGGATTCCGTCTTTTTCGCCGTCGAGGCGGTAGCTGTCGGCGTTCACCCGGTAGCCAACCGATGTGTTACGCCGCAGTTTCCGCACCGCGTCCTGCCTGATCTCCTGCGCCCTCGCGCCCGTGCAAAATTCAACCAGCCCGCCCATCTTGCGGTCGGCCAGTTCCACGCGCAGCAGCCCGATCTGGTCCCCGTCGTGCGTGTCCAAAATCACAAGCCCGTCCTTGCAGCGGCTCATGTCGATGCTGGCGGGAGAGTGGTCGAGAATCTCGTATGCCCGCTGCATCTCTCCGTTGAAATAGACGTAGGACAGAACGGGCGCTTCGCTCGAAACGCTCATGCGGACGCTCTGCTCATCGCCCTCTCCAAGCACCTCGAACGCCGCCTCGCGGTATCTGATGGCTCGGGCGTCGATGGCCTGCACAGGCTCACTACTTTTCTTCGTCGTCTGGTTTTTCTTGCTCATTCGTCACCTTCGTCGGTTGCTTCGGTTCGGCAAGAATTCCGCCTGCCAGCTCCTTCTCGCGCTTCAGTTCCTCGATGTTGTCGTCGAAGTCCGTCCCCATATCGGCGGCCACCTGCGCATTCGTCTTCCACCCCCGCAAGACGGCAGTCTCCGCAGCGTTCATGTCCTTCATGGGGTCAACCCACATCCAGCGCCGTCCGCGAAACTCATGCTCCGCGAACTTCGGAAACTTCTCCGCCGGATAGTTGCCGCTGACGGCGAGTCCCAAAAACGACTTGAGCCACATGAGGAAAACCGGCGATTTGTTCTGTGCGATGAATTTGTTTTGAAGCTGCGTCCACATGTCTCGTTCGGATATGGTCCCGACGCGAACGGATGAAAACGAAACGCCCGCCCAGTCGTTGCTGAAATTGGAGTATTCGACGCCAAACCCGCTCGCCACGTCGCGCAGCATTGACGCCTTGAACGCTGTCAACTCTCGGTTCGGATGCTGCGGCGTGTTGACCTTTGAATCCCATCCGGGCGGCAGGACTTCCGATTGCCCCGGCTCTTTGTCGGCAACCAGGCTGTTCGCAACCTCGGAGTATTCCTCCGTCGTCAAGTCCGCAATCCCGTCGGGATCGTCTCCGTGGGCGAAGTAGGTCCGCACGCTGCAAGCCTCGTCGCGCGCGGCCGTGATTTCCGCCTTATCGTACTCTTCGAGCATTTTCAGCTTGACGAGCACGGCGTGGCCCCAAGGAATCCCGCGCGTCTGGTCTTCGTCCTCCGGCATGAACCCGTGGATCACCTTCGCGGCCGGAACGCGCAGCAGCGGCCCGCCCCTCCCGTAGTAGCCGCTCTTCGGGTCCGTCGAGTGGAAATAGTAGGCCACCGTCGCGCCGGTGCGGCGATCCAGTTCAACGCCGCAATAGACTGGATTCTCCTCCGCCGTGGCCTCGCGGAAATAGGTTTCGTCGCAGGCGTCCGGCCGGACGATGCGGAAGGAGATGCCGTAGGGATTGTCGGCCACTTGCGGAAGCATGAAGTACTCGCCGTCCCGCGCCTCCGTCTTGGCGTTTAGCGCGTCCATTTCGGCGAGCGTCTTGCGCCCGGTGGCGTCGCACCACGTCAGGTTCGTCTCCGGGTCGCGCCACGTCGACCAGCGCCAGAAATGGTACTCGATGAAACGAGAAGCAAGCGCGTCAAGCCGGAAATCCTTTGCGCCCGGGAACCCGTCGTGCGGCGTGGACTTGAAGCCAAACCCGTCGCCGACGACGTTTATGGAGATGAGCTGCAACCAACGCTTGAAGTGCGGGTTGTTCTTCGCCATTTCCCGCGAACGGCCGCGAATCGTGGCAAGCTGTCCGCGTATTTCCTGCGCGCTGAATCCGCCGTCGAGCCGCCACCCGGCCAGAAGACGGTCGGTCTGCGCCGCCGCGAACGAGCGGACGGCGACGTGCTTCGATTTCGATGAAGAGATGGGCTTGGCTACAGCGGCTTTCCCGGCCCGCGTGCTTTTTGTTTTGCTGGTGGTGGCCTTGGCCGTCATGTGAACCTAGCCCGGATAATGGATGGCTTGCGGTTGCCGGTTTCCCGCGCAACCATGCGGACGCAAAACGCGCGGAGCTTCAGAAGCTCGGAGATGTCTCGGTAGTTGATGCTCATCCCCTCGATGCTCATGCTCCGCTGGTCGCTCGTGCCCCAAGTGGCGATGGCCGCGTCAACGCTTTCGAGCACCGTCGCCCACTTGGATGCCAGCAGCGGCGAGGCCGAGACGACGATGACGCCGGAATCGACGGCGACCACCTGCGCGACGGATTCGCCGACGGTCTGGGTCGCCAGCGCGTCAAAGCGAATCCGCCCGCTAGGGATGGTGAGCGTCTGCGCAGATGAAAGCGTGATAGCCCACACCCCAGCCTCGCCGCCCGTGCAGGCTTGCGTGATCGGGGTTGGTGTTGCGAATCGGTAGGACACCGCCCATCCGTCCTCAACCGGGTAGTCCGAGATGGTCAGGATTTCGCTGATGGTTTCCCCCGCCACCAGTTCCGTCGGCATGATTGCTTGTTCTGTTGCCATTCTAAAATCAGACAACCGGGAAAACAAAAAGCGGACCTCGTTGGTGTTGGTCCAACAAGGTCCGCTGAAATGTCCTTGGGTAAGATGCCGCTGGCCGGCGACACTTCCCGTTTGTCTATGGTGCTATCTTCTCACGATTTGAAAGGCGGTCAATATGCCGCGCTCGAATAGATTGCAGATTGTGCAATCTTTATTTTTCCGGCGATTTCGGCATCCTGGTACTCCCGAACTCCGTCCGCGTGCGTGCAAAGCGCCTCGACTTCGCGCGCCGTCATGTCGCGGCCGGCCGTGAGCTTTTTCCCGCACTTGCAGCACGCCCGGTATTCGAGAATCTTCTTGTTCGCCGGATCGACGTGTCGGCCGCTGTCCTGCCTTGTAGAGTGCCCGCAGGCCGGACAAACGACCGGCATCGGTGCAGGAATGTAGTGCCTGAACACGTAAGGCCTAACCGGGTCGCGGTTCTCCGCCACCGGATCGCGAGTCGCCACCGCGTCACCACCTCGGCCGACCGATGACGGCCCGGTGCCTGGGCCTATCGGTGCCCGCCTCCGCGCCGCCTCCCACCCTTCCCGCTCCTTCTCCTCCGCCCTGCTTCTCTTCTTGTTTCCCATTTGCCTCTCCTTGTTTCGTTTCTCCGGCCACCACGCGGCGGCCGCCGACGATGGCCGCGATCTTGCGCTTGGTTTTCGCATCGCCCATCCCGCTGCTGCTCAACCCCTCAAGCGCCGCCGCCACCCAGCATCCAGTCAGCGCGTCGCCCCAGTCCCATGCGTCCCCTGGCGCGTGCGTCCATTCGTACCGCCAGCCAAGCTCGGTCTCGTACTTCTGCGCCAGCTTCTCCGCCGTGACGTGTTCGGCAAACGGTACATGGATGCGGGGGTTGGCGACCGCGTGAATCGTACACCCACCCGCTTCTCCCACCTCCGCCAGCCATGCCCGCTGCGCCACCTCACGCCAGTGATCAACATTTGCCATGACGTATGGGCAAAGCCTGGACTGCGGGCGCTGAACGTGGGCCTGCTCCGCCGGGCGCCCAACCAGCGTTGCCTTGCTCCACCTGTAGCGGTGGGCCGCCCGCCCGATGGCCGGCATACACCGGAACGGCCCGCGCCACGATTCGCAGAACCGATGCACCGTTTCCGCCTCGTAGCTGGCGTCGATCAAAAACAGCGACGGGCGAACCTGCGCCCCGCCGCGCCGGAAGTCTGCCCCAGCAACCTGGCCCATGAGT